TAGAAAAACTAGGTAAAGCATTTGATAAGTTTTATTTCTTTCCTGGCAATCACGATCTTTATTATAAAGACAAGCGAGATATACATTCTGTAGAGTTTGGCAAGTACATTCCCGGGATTACTATTGTTCACGAACCTACTACCATTGGTAATGTTACCATGTGCCCGTGGTTAGTTGGAGATGAATGGCGTTCAATAGGTAAAAAGGGCGGCAAGTATATCTTTGGACACTTTGAATTGCCCAGCTTCTTTATGAACGCCATGGTACAGATGCCAGATCACGGTGAAATTCAACTAGATAGTTTTGAAAGTTACGAACTAGGATTCAGCGGACACTTTCACAAACGTCAGCAACAAAAGAACATGATCTATATCGGTAATGCTTTCCCGCACAACTATGCTGACACGTGGGATGATGACCGTGGAATGATGATATTAGAGTGGGATGGTAAACCTAAATATCACACGTGGCCAGATCAACCAACATTTAGAACCATAACACTGAGTCGATTAATCGACGAAGCTGACACACTGATACTGCCAAAACAACATTTACGTGTTACTTTAGATATTGATATTACTTACGAAGAGGCAAGTTTTATTAAAGAAAAGTTTATGTCAGATTATAGTATCCGTGAACTTACTTTAATTACAGAAAAAAAGAATGTTGAGATTAATACCGATATTGATATTCAAGCATTTGAAAGCGTAGATCAAATTGTGTCCAGTCAGCTTGTAAACATTGAAAGCGACACGTATAATAAGAACACGCTACTATCAATATACCATAGCCTATGACCTTAAAAATAAAAGAACTTACTGTTAAAAACTTTATGAGTGTTGGGAATCAAACCCAAGCAGTCAACTTTGCACAACAAAATTTAACCCTTGTACTGGGCGAAAACTTAGATATGGGCGGAGATGACAGCGGAAGCCGTAACGGCACTGGTAAAACAACCATTGTTAATGCGTTGAGCTTTGCTTTGTTTGGTACTGCACTTACAAATATTAAGAAAGATAATCTAATCAACAAGATTAACAACAAAAACATGCTAGTCACCCTGGCTTTTAATAAAGACGGCACTGACTATCGCATTGAACGAGGGCGCAAGCCAACGTTAATGAAGTTTTATGTCAACGATGTTGAGCAAGATGGTGAAGAAAGTGATGACGCACAGGGCGACATGCGTGAAACTCAAAAGGACTTAGATGAGTTGTTGGGCATGAGTCACGACATGTTCAAGCATATTGTTGCTCTAAACACTTACACAGAACCGTTCTTAAGTATGCGGGCGGCAGATCAACGTGCAATTATCGAACAGCTTCTTGGTATTACTATACTTTCTGAGAAAGCGGATACTCTTAAAGAACTAATCCGTGAAACTAAAGACACTATTGTACAAGCAAGTGCTGATATTGAAGCTACTAAGAAGTCAAACGATAAGATACAATTAAGTATTGACAGCTTACTGACAAGACAAACTGTTTGGAATACTCAACACGATACTGATCTAGAAAAGATCGGTCGAGCTATTATTGAATTAGAAAGTGTAGACATTGATACTGAACTAGTGAAGCATGCCGCACTTAAAATTTATGAAGAGCAAGCCGCTAAACTAAAGAGTTTGAACAAGGAGCGGGCTACGTTAGATAGCGCGATAGCGCAAGCGGAGAGAAGCGTAAAAAAGTACGATGACGAGCTTGCTAAGTTGAAAGACAAAAAGTGTCACGCTTGCGAACAAGAACTACATGATCACAAACATGAAGAAATGTCCAACAGTGCGGTACAGCATCTGGGCGAAGCAATGAAATACTTTGATAAAGTCTCTGCTGACCTTGCTAAGATTGTTAAAGAGATTAGTGGCATTGGCGATATTAATGGACGTCCTAATACATATTACGATAGTATTGAACAGGCTCTTAAACATCAGAACAATCTTAAAACTCTTGAAACTCAATTAACTGTTAGAGCCGGAGAAGTTGACCCATATCAAGAACAAATTGACGAGTTAACCAGCACTGCCTTGCAAGAAATCACGTGGGATCACGTTAACGAACTTAATAATTTAAAAGAGCATCAAGAGTTTTTACTTAAACTGCTGACCAGTAAGGACAGTTTTATCCGTAAAAAGATCATTGACCAGAACTTGGCTTATCTTAATAACAGATTAACCTACTATCTTGATCGGATGGGATTACCACATACTGTGCAATTTCAAAACGATCTTAATGTTGAGATCACACAGTTAGGACAAGATCTAGACTTTGACAACCTGTCACGTGGCGAACGTAATAGGCTTATACTTGGCTTGTCATGGGCATTCCGTGATGTGTGGGAAAGTCTGTATCAGAACATCAACTTGTTGTTTGTTGACGAGTTAATTGACAACGGGCTTGATGCGTCAGGTGTTGAATCAGCACTGGCTGTGCTTAAAAAGATGGCACGTGAGCGACAGAAAAATATTTTCCTAATCAGCCACAAAGATGAACTCATTGGTCGTGTTAATAATGTACTAAAAGTTATTAAAGAAAACGGATTCACTAGTTACGCAAATGATTTGGAGATCACTGAGTAATGCATCAGGACGAAGAGTTACATGCACAACTGTTGACCAAGTTCAGAGAATACTTTGAAGCTAATCAGCAGTGGGTCAACGAAGGCACCAAAGCTTCGGGCATACGCTTGCGTCAAAAATTAAGTGAGATTAGAAAAATTTGTAGTGCTCGCAGAGTTGCTGTCCGTGAGTGGGGCATTGAAAAAGAAGCACAGCTATTAGCTCGTAAGGAACGGCGTAAGAATAATGACTAGCAAGCAGACAATTATTGCTGATGTACTCTACACCAACGGTGACTCGTGGGTTCACGGTAGTGAACTTGTTGATCCTACATCAGATGTTACTGATCAATTTGCTGTGGTGCATGAGGATTATAGAAAAGCACATTACTTTCCTCGATTACTAGCCAATGCATTAGGATTAGAATTAGTAGACGGATCGATGGCAGGTGCTGGCAACGACTACATCAGTCGTACAACTCTTAGAGATATTACAAGATTAAAAATGGAGGGGCAAAAGCCGTTTGTATTGTTATCTTGGAGTCAATTGCAACGATTTGAACTCCCGGACCAACACGGAGATTTTTATCGGCCCTATGTCAGTACAGATGAAGCGCACCTTCCTCGGGCAGTTGTAGAGATATGGGCTAAACACTCTTCGGACAAATCTGATCTAGTACGATGGTTGCATCAACTTATTATGATGGATTCGTTTCTAAAAGTTAACGGTGTTCCGTATTTTGGAACTAGTGTATTTCCTAATCCGTATACAACATTAGAATCGTTTATTGAAATTAAGGACTTTGAAGAATATGCACACCAGCTGACTGTTAATGTAGATCTAACACGTCATATGCTAAATTTTAGTTTGAAATCTATTTTATTACAATACAACACAGTAGCCTACGGGCCCGGTGGGCATCCGTTGGCAGAAGGCCACGAATTACTAGCAAAATATCTACAGGCACAAATTGAAACTCGATACACAATCAAAACTATACAGGCACCGAGGTAACCAATGATAACTACTTCATGTCATGGACTTATCAAAATGAAATCATTGAAACACTTCCCGAAGAATGTGTTGGTTTCGTATATCTGATAACAAATGTCATCTCTGGACGCAAATATATAGGCAAAAAATTAGCCAAGTTCGCTAAGACTACTTACAAAGTGGTTAAACTTAAGAACGGAACTAAGAAAAAAAAGAAAATACGGTCAAAAATTGATTCAGATTGGCGAGATTATTATGGCTCGAATCTAGAATTAAACGTGGACGTATTGAAATTAGGCAAAGAAAACTTCACTCGAGAAATCCTATATTACTGCACAAGCAAGGCGCAATGCTCTTACATCGAGGCCAGAGAACAATTCACACGCAAAGTTCTAGAATCAAAAGACTATTACAACGGCCAGATTAGTGTCCGTGTACATGGTTCACATATACTCAAAGGCTAATAATTCAGGCTGTTTAATCGCCAAATAAGCCCGCACAGGCGTTGACATTGTGCCCTGAATCCGTTCTGATGTGTGACGGTAAGGAGTATCTGCTTGGCGACAGACCAGTAAACTACTACCCGCAAGGATGAGGATGGGATATGCCTATAACCCGTTTAGTTTATGCAAACCGATTAAAAAGGCTAAAAGAGGGAGAAATACCCACGGCTTGATGTGTGTTAGCGTACATGTTAGGACCCGCCGTTGTATAAAGACTCAGCTCGAGGTACCGGACAACCGCCTCTGTAACGCTGTAACGCTAGTGTGACATGTTCAACTCAGATAATGTTAACATTTTTGCCCGCCAGGGCAAAGTGTGACTGAACAATCTAGATAATATTTAAAGTGCTTCGCACTTAACAGTTCTTAATAAGTAAAGAAGAAAACAATATGCTTGAGCGCAAGCGAAAAGCAGATGAACTTTAGTTCATCTTAATACAGTAGATAAATATCTAACTGCGAGACAATATATGAAAGTAACTGAAATTATTACTGAAAGCCGAGTTCTGAATGAACAAGTAAGCATGTACCTAAGCTACTTAGCCCGAGCCTTGGAACGAGGTGGCCCTAGTGTATATGCCGGTGTTGATGATGCATTATTATGGATTAGCAAACAACTGGTTAGTAAAGAAGCATCAGTTGCTGCCGCTGAGTTAGGTGAGGCTTGGGCAAAAACAGCTATAAAAATGGGGACTAAAGTTGATGATGCAATCTTGATAGGCGAGAAGCAAGCTGTCAACGCAAGAATTCCTCAAGCAGTTATCGATTCAGCCAAAAAACAAGCCGCCAAAATTTTTGCCAAAGAAGCCGGTCAAGCAACTGGAGCATTGGCCAAGGTTGGCACTAACGCTCAAATTGTCAAAGGATGGTTAGGTTCCAAGTTTGACATGGTTGATAATCTTTTAAAATTATACGGTATTGCTGAACCTATATACACTTGCGTATTAGCGATTAATGCAGACTATGCACGATGGGATTCAAAACAAGATCCTGAATACTTGGCAAACCCTGAATTGCTACAAGGTGACACACAGCATCATATCGATGTGTGCGTAAGAAAGATCCTAGCATTGTGGGCCGGTAGAAAGATATCAGGATTTGTATTTGGTAGAAACGGTATACAACAACTGCCATTCTTAGGTGGAGATAAGATGTCAGCAATGTTTAATAGCTTGGGCGCTGGTGCTAAACTAGCGTTTACTGCTTGGTTAGATTCTGATATTGGTCGTCAAGCATTTGCTGAGTGGGTGGTTGGTGACACATTAGCGGCTGCTGGTTTTAGATTCGTTGCTGACATACTAAGTGGCCTTACTAAAACAGGTTACGATAAGATATTAACTGCTATTGGGTCTGATAAAGCGCCGCCTCCAGCTGAGCCAATGGCTCCTTCAGCACCGCGTCCAGGTCAAACTAGATATAATGCGGCCACTGGGCAAGCACTAAATTAACGGCATCTGTGACACTTTAGTTGCTTCAATATTTTCTTTTATAATATCGTAATAAGCTTCTCGATCATCAAAACTATAGATGTGCAGGAGCTCTTGAACCGTAACGCCTCCCCGCATGTGCCAACTTATTCTAGCAAGTTCTTTTTTAAAGTCTGCTATTTCTCTTTCGAGCCTAACTAAATATTCTTCAATTTCAGAAGCGGGTAATTTAATTAGGCGTTGACGAAAAAATTTGATTGGTCTAAATCAATTGCTAGTGCATCTTCATGTCCGCAATTATTACATTTGACATTGTGGGCTGGCGCTTGCCAAGTTTTTTGATTTGATTCAATATGGGCCGTAATTGCCGCTATTACACTACGGTCAACATTGTTTAGCCACTCAACAATGAACGCACGTTCAGCAACAACTACTTTGCCAGTATCAACACTTTCAATATTTTCAGCAAACACATCATTACGTAGTATTGCTAACTGTTGATAAATTCTATTCAGCTCGGCAGATCTCTCATCAGTATTTTCAATTGCAGAAATTTGTGTCAGTTGTTGCTGTAGTTGGAAATTACGTATGCCAAATTCCGTTGTTTGTTTATAACACAACGGCTTAAGAATTACTATAAGTTCATCTAATACTAGTTTGTTATCATACTTGCAAGAACTGTAATGATCAATTAACTTAGATAATTCTAATTCGTATTCACTTGGAGTTTTACAGTTAGAACAGTCATTTGATATGTTTATAATGCCGCCATATGTAGCGATACGAATTGCAGTTAACATTATATCAGTATCTAATGATGATAAATCCCATGGATCATCAATTGATGGACAACAGCTATTAATAACTTTAGCTGTGCTTTCTCCTGCTAGTAATGCATCTGGAGTTTTCATTAAAATTTCGTCCATACCAGTCATACCAAATATTGGTAATCTAGCAACATCACCGGAAATACTCCCAGGTTTATTGTATATCCCCTGGCTAGGTAAACTAATAAAGATCTTGGGTTGTCTAAAATACTGCTGTAAAGGATTATTTGCCATTTTGGGCTCCGGATAAATATATCATACAGTATTTATATACGCAGTTTTCTAGGAAAAAATAATGAATGCAGAAGTTAATCTATCCACCCGTTCCATACAAAATCTTACTGATGGTATTGTAGCTGGAATAACCGGTGTTCGGACATCTAGCTTTGGCCAGCAAAACAATAGCCAACAGTCCGCCGCCGGCGGTGGTCGCGGGGTCGCGGAAGACCTTGGCCGAATCTTTACTGGCGCTAACAATCTAGTAGCAAGTGTTGGCTTGTTAACTCAAGGAACCTACGGGTTAATACAAGCGAGCGGCGATATTAATAAAGTGATTAGCTTGTTTGGTCCAGTAGGCGGAGCAGTTGGACAATTTGGTAATCAAATGGTGGGTGTTGCTCTTGATACTAACAAGTATATGATGGATGTTAGTAAAAGCGGATTTACATTTGGTCAAAATTTAGGATTGTTTAGTCAGTCGGTACTAGGCGCACATATGAGCCTGCCGGGCTTTACACGATTTATTAACGACGCTGGAAAATCACTAGGCGGATTATCAGGTACTGCAACCAATTCTGCATTAGCTTACCTAGGAATGCTTCAAGAAATTAATGAAAACAAAGATGTATATGGTTTTAAAGTAGCTGGTCTTGACGACTTTGATCGTACTTTGCAATTGTCTGCATCAATGTCGCGCAATCTTAGTATGACCGATACTGCGTCAAAGAAAAGTGTTATTGATGCCGCTGTTGCTATGGGAATCGAAATGGACAATATTGCTCGATTGACTGGTAAGAGTCGCCAGGAACAACAAAAAGCAATGGAAACACAGATGCAAAAGAATGAAATGGAAATCATGTTGATGGCCATGTCAGCAGAAGAACAAACAGCGTACAAAGATAATCTTACATCCATGGGTAAATTTGGTAAGGGCATGGCGGATTTGATGACAGAAATGACAGTTGGCGAAGGTAATGTAGTTAGCGAAAAAGGAACAAAAATTGCAGCCGCATTGGATGCGGCAGCGCCGGGTGTTACAGCATTAATGGCCCAACTTTCAAAAGAAACAGATGCGGCAAAACGTAAACAATTACAAGAAGAGATTGATGTTAGAATGGCAAATCTTGTTGAAGACAAAGCCGCACTTAAACAATTTGCAGTGATGTCGGCTCAAGGTAAGAGCGACATCATGGCAATCTCTGGAGAAATTATTGCAGGATCAAAAGAATATTTACTAGTGCTTCAAAAAGCTAGAGTAGAAGCCGCACGTACCGGTGAAGATTCAGGTGAGGTGCTGAGAAGAATGAAAGAGGTATTTGCTGAGGACAGGATACTAAAGAAGAAAGGCGAACCTGGTTATGATCCCGATAAAGAACTAAGCCAAACTATAAACAAAGGCGAGATATTGATGAAACAACTATCTAGCGGCTTTGGTGAAACACTTGCTGGTGTGAATAACACAATAGGCATTAGTATTGGTAAATTTGAAGGTTTAAATCAAGCTCTTCAAAATAGGACACAAGCTGAACTTTCAGTAAGCTCATTATTAAAGCAGTTTAACACTGAAGTTCTTGGATATACCGGTGTATCAACAAATAAGGAGAACGTGTCAGAGAGGAATCGTGGTGGCGTACCTGCCGCCGGCGGCAAAGCACTAGGCGACGAAGCTATTCCAGCAGGCTGGCAAGGTTGGGTCGGAGAGCAGGGCCCGGAGATATTAAAAGTAGGAGCTCAAAGTTCTGTTAAGTCAAATACAGTATCTATGGGCTTGCTTGATCAAGCAGTGACAAAATTACCTGTAATGATGTCTGGTATGCAAAATGACCTTAAGATGGCAATGAATGAAGCCAAAAATAGTATGCCGTCAGCAAACGATTTTCAATCGTTATTGAGTAATTTTAAAACGTCAATCAGCTCAACAATTCCGCAACCAACAGGCACACAATCATCAACTTCAAATAGTACAGACTTCGAATCTGCACTATCTAGAGGTATCGATATGTTAAATACTAGTGTTAAGCAATTGATCACGGCCGTTGAAGACGGCACTTATAAAAATGTTAGAGCCGTTAAAACTAGCGGCAATATGCTTGCCTAAGGAATAATAGATGAGTTGGAAAAAATATTTTACACCAGTACCTGTTGGAACATCTTTGAGTACAACCAACGGGCAAAGCTCTGCAAAAGCAGGCCCAGCTAAGAGTAATTACTCAAGCTATCTTCCTGATGTGTATACTGGTAGTCCAAACCGAGTTGAGCGTTATCAACAGTATGAAGTTATGGATAGCGACCCAGAAGTTAATGCGGCTTTAGATATTTTAGCAGAGTTTTGCACACAAAAAAACAAAGACGGCAAGACTCCTTTTTCAGTACAATGGCGTCACAAAGCAACAAACTCAGAAATTAGAATACTTGCAGAGTACCTGCAACAATGGTCTCGTCTACAAAAATTTGAAACAAGAATCTTCCGTATTGTACGTAACACGTTCAAGTACGGTGATGCATTTTTTATCCGTGATCCTGAAAATCAAAAGTGGACATACATTGATCCGGGCAAAATTAGCAAAGTAATCGTTAACGAAAGCGATGGCAAGAAGCCTGAACAATATGTTGTCAAAGACCTTGCTCCTAACTTTATGGACTTAGTTGCAACACAAATTACTCCTAATATTAATCCAAGACAAGGTACTGGTGGTCTAGCCGGCGCTGGAGGATATCCAGGCTCTAGCGGCAACAACAAAGGCGGCTCAAGTCCATATGGTAGCAGTGCAGGATCACGTTTTGGAACAACTGAAACTGAACATGCAATTGATTCTGAACACATTGTTCACCTGTCACTAAGCGAAGGTTTAGACAATAACTTTCCATTTGGTAACAGCTTACTTGAAAACATTTTCAAAGTCTACAAGCAAAAAGAATTACTTGAAGATGCTATTTTAATCTATCGTATACAACGTGCTCCTGAGCGCAGAGTATTTCATATTGACGTTGGTAATATGCCAAGTCACATGGCCATGGCCTTCGTTGAGCGTGTAAAGAATGAGATTCACCAACGCCGCATACCAAGTCAAACGGGTGGTGGACAAAATGTCATAGACTCCGCTTACAATCCTTTAAGCATCAACGAAGACTATTTCTTTCCGCAAACAGCAGAAGGTCGCGGCAGTAAAGTAGAAACATTACCGGGTGGTACTAATCTAGGCGAGATTGACGATTTAAAGTACTTTACTAACAAGTTATTCCGTGGTTTACGTATTCCATCAAGCTACTTGCCAACCGGTGCAGATGACAGTCAAGCGTCATTTAATGACGGCCGTGTGGGCACAGCATACATTCAAGAACTGCGTTTTAACAAATATTGCGAACGTTTACAAGCACTTATTACCAGTGTGTTTGACGATGAATTTAAAATTTACATGCATACAAGAGGCGTTAATATTGACGCAAACTTGTTTGAATTGAAGTTTAATCCGCCTTTAAACTTTGCAAGCACACGTCAAAGTGCGCTTGACGGCGAACGTATTAATACATTTAACACTATCCAAGCAGTTCCTTTTATGTCAAAACGTTTTGCATTAAAACGTTTCTTAGGCTTAACAGACGAAGAAATTGCAGACAACGAACGTCTATGGGGCGAAGAGTCCGGCAAAGGACAGCCTACAATGACTGACAGTGCAGGCGAATTACGTTCAGCAGGACTAAGTGCCGCAGGTATTGAAGGCGACCTAGGTGCCGCAGGCGACCTAAGTGCTCCTGATGATATTACAGGTGATCTTGAGCCAGGCACCGAAGGTGGTACAACCGCAGTGGGCACGGCTCCTGCAACACCGCCAATAGCATAAATATCATTATGATACTTAGAGAATTGTTTTATATTGATCCTGATACACGCAATGTAGCTAACGACCTTAGATATTCTGCTGACCGTGACATGACGACTATGCGCAGGAAAGATACTCGTAAGACACGATTAAGTCTAAAACAAATCAATGAGTTGCGCAAATCAAGTGAAGCACATATATTAGAACAAGAACGTGAGTTAGACTTTGTGCATTCAATGTATTACACACCTGCCCCAGCGGCATAAATATCAAGAATTTTAACAAAACGAGTCGTTTTGCGGCTATATTATACCACTTTTGTAATATTAGTGTAAATATAATACAGCCTTGTAACCATCATTCACAGGAGAAAGAACAATGACTGACCGTACGCAATTTGAAGCCATGCTTGAGGCGTTGATCAACGAAGATCAAGAAACAGCAAAAGAAATTTTCCATAATATCGTAGTTGCAAAAAGCCGCGAAATTTATGAAGAACTTTTAGATTCTGATTTTAATTTAAAAGAAGGTGAAAATCCATTCGCTAAAGACAGTGAAGAAGAGCCAGAAGATGACGCAGAAGCAGATGAAGCTGATGATGCTGACAGCGAAGAAGGTGATGTAGGTGGCGATGCTACTGATGATTTCATTGACGACGTAGAAAGTGACGACGGTGAAGAAGATGATATGTCAGGCGACGAAGGTGAAGAAGGCGATGTTGAAACTCGCGTTATGGACCTAGAAGACGCTTTAGAAGAATTAAAAGCAGAATTTGAACAATTAATGGCCGGTGAAGAAGACGAGCCAGATATGGGTGCTGACGATATGGGCATGGATGCTGAGCCAGAAATGGACGGCGGCATGGACGATATGGACATGGGCGCACCAGAAGAACAAGACGAAATGGCTAAGTTCATGGAATATGTTGACAAAGTTGCTTTACCAAAGCACGGCGACAACGGCACAAATGCTAGGTCAATCGTAGCCGGTAAGAACGACATGGGCGGCACAACGTCTAATATCGCTCGCGGCGGAGTAGAGCACGGTGTTGAAGCTAACAAAGGTCAACTAAAAGGCAACGGCGTTTTCAAAGGTAGCAAGCCTACTTTACAAGACGGCGGAAACGTAAACGTACCAGGCGCAAATGCTGGTAAGTCAGCGTTCAAGAAGAAAGAGCCAGGCCATGGTCCAGAGAAGAAAGGATCAGGCGATACAGCTCCAGATAAGAAGAGCTTAATCGGATCACGTAAGTAATCTATGAAATATCTTCGAGAGAATCTAAGCTTCAACGAAGCAAAAATGATCGTTGAATCTGATGACAAAGACGGGAAATCGTTGCACATGTCGGGTATCTGCATTCAAGGCGGTATCCGTAATGCTAATCAACGTGTTTACCCTGTGAATGAGATTGGCAAGGCTGTCAAAACCCTGAACGATCAGATTCAAAATGGTTATAGTGTTCTCGGAGAAGTAGATCACCCAGACGATCTAAAAATTAACCTGGACCGTGTGTCACACATGATTACAAATATGTGGATGGACGGTCCAAACGGTTACGGTAAACTAAAGGTTTTACCTACGCCGATGGGACAACTAATTCGTACTATGTTAGAAAGTGGTGTGAAATTAGGAGTATCAAGCCGCGGATCTGGAAACGTCAAAGATGACGGCTCCGGTGAAGTATCAGATTTTGAGATTATCACAGTAGATATGGTAGCTCAACCTAGCGCCCCTGGAGCATATCCCACACCAATTTATGAACACCTGATGAATAGTCGCGGTGGTCTTAATGCCTTACGCATAGCGCAAGAGGTGAAAGGTGACCCTAAGGCACAACAATATCTCAAAGAGAGCCTATTAGCAATAATTGGCAAACTCCAATAATAAGGAGAATCACATGTTGGATGCACTAAAATCGTTATTTGAAAATAATGTGATTTCAGAAGAGATCAAAGAGTCTATTGAGTTAGCTTTCGAAGCTCGCATCAGCGAGTCACGCGAGCAATTAACTCAACAACTACGCGAAGAATTTGCTCAGAAGTATGAGCATGACAAGGAAACAATGATTGAAGCTGTTGATCGTATGATTACAGATCAGTTATCAACTGAACTTGTTGAATTCACTGAAGACCGTAAGCAATTAGCTGAAATGAAAGCAAAGTATGCTGTTAAGATGAAGAATGACGCAGGTGTTATGAAGGAATTTGTAACACGTCAACTAGCATCTGAAGTAGCAGAATTGCATGAAGATCAAGTCGAAATGGCTTCAAAGTTTGGTGCATTAGAAACATTCGTAGTAGAAGCTCTTGCTCAAGAAATCGCAGAGTTTTATAAAGATAAACAAGACTTGGCTGAAACCAAGGTACGTTTAGTCCGTGAAGGACGTGAACAACTCAAGCAGGTTAAACAACAATTTGTTCAACGTGCTGCCACAATGGTCGACCGTGTTGTAACAGAGGGACTACGTTCCGAAATGACATCACTAAAAGAAGACATTGAGTCAGCTCGCCGCGCAGATTTTGGCCGCAAGTTATTTGAAGCTTTTGCTTCTGAATATCAAGCAAGCTACCTGAATGAGAAATCAGAAACTGCAAAATTACTCAAAGTCATAGACATGAAAGATCATGCTGTTCAAGAAGCTAAAGAAGTTATTGAACAAGCAAAGCAAATCGTAGAAAGTAAAGAAGCAGAGATTGCGGCTCTTAAAGAGTCACAAGAACGTAAACATATCATGAATGAACTTTTGTCTCCGTTAAACACAGAGCAAAAAGAAATCATGGGTGAATTAATGGAGAGTGTGAAAACATCAAGACTTGTAGAAAGTTTTGACAAGTATCTACCATCAGTTATCTCTGGTAACACTGGTAAAGCTCCGCAGAAGAAACAGGCACTTATAGAGGCTAAAGAAATTACAGGAAACAAAGTTTCCAACAGCAATCGTAGCAGCGAGAGTGATAGCAATATCGTTGATATCCGTCGCCTTGCTGGACTAAAAATTTAAGGAGAATTTAAATGTCAGAACTACTAAACGGCCGTTGGGCAGAAACTAAGGAAGCTCTTTTAGAAGGCCTTCAAGGCACTAAAAAATCAGTAATGGGTGTAACTCTTGAGAATACTCGCAAGTATTTGATGGAATCTCCTACTGCTGGTGCCACTTCTGCCGGCAACGTTGCAACACTAAATCGCGTGATCCTTCCAGTGATCCGTCGCGTTATGCCAACCGTTATCGCTAACGAGTTAGTTGGTGTACAGCCAATGACTGGTCCAGTTGGACAAATCCACACTCTACGTGTTCGCTACAGCGATACATCAAGTGGCGCTGGAGTTGTTGCTGGTGAAGAGGCACTAAGCCCATTCAAAATTGCAGAATCTTACTCTGGAAACGAAGTTTCTGGTGCGGCTAAGGCAGCTAGTACAGCTACTTTAGAAGGTGCCGCAGGTAAGCGTATGTCAATTCAAATCTTGAAGCAAACTGTTGAAGCTCGCACACGTAAGCTATCAGCACGTTGGACATTTGAGGCAGCTCAAGATGCTCAAGCGCAACAAGGTATTGATATCGAAGCAGAAGTTATGGCTGCTTTGGCACAAGAAATCACAGCTGAAATCGACCAAGAGATCCTAGCTTCATTAGCATCTTTAGCTGGTTCAGCAACTGAAGCTTATGACCAGTCAGCAGTTTCTGGTACAGCAACATTCGTTGGTGACGAGCATGCCGCATTGGCTGTTCAGATTAATCGCGTAAGCAACTTAATCGCTCAACGTACACGTCGCGGTGCAGGTAACTGGGCAGTTGTAAGTCCATTTGCTTTAACAATTCTACAATCTGCTACTACTAGCGCATTTGCTCGTACAACAGAAGGTACATTTGAAGCACCTACAAACACTAAGTTTGTTGGTACATTAAACTCAGCAATGAAAGTCTATGTTAACACATACGCAACTGACGCTACTGACGTTTTAATCGGTTACAAAGGTTCATCAGAGTCTGATGCGGCTGCATTCTATTGCCCATACATTCCGTTGATGAGTTCTGGTGTTGTGCTTGATCCAGCAACATTCGAACCAGTCGTATCATTTATGACACGTTATGGTTATGTTGAGTTGACAAACACAGCGTCATCTTTAGGTAACGCGGCTGACTACTTAGGTAAAGTTAGCATTTCAAACGTTTCTTTCAAGTAATCCAATTACTTGTTGTAAACATGCAAGGGCTCTTCGGAGCCCTTTCTCTTGATCAGATAAATACTTTGTCTAACTTACACAGGGTA